TTTACCACCACTGATTGTATTTGTAATAGACAATACTCTATATAATCCACTAAACGCATCAACAGCTACAGATTGATCTTCTGGAAAATACATACCACCATTATCATTGTAATCTATAGGTGTTCTAAAGTTTACTATTACACTTGTTTCGCTCCGTTGATAATCTAAAGTTCCGTCTCCATTTAAAAATAGTGTAGCTTCAGGGCTATTGTAATTTCCCATTCCGCTATCTGCCATAAAATAAGGATCTCCAAATATATCTAAATCTAATTCTAATAAATCAACATCACTATTAATAATTAAATTATGAAATTGTTGTGCTGCACTAATTTTACTATTAGATATGCCATTGCCACCGGCACTACTAGTATTAGAACTTAACACATTTCCAGTTTTACCTAATCCTCCTGGATTTTCTACGCCGCTGCCTGTACCTACTTGAACATATTCAACGTCTTGTTGCTTTGAATGATCTTGTGTTGCTCCTGTAGCGTGTTCATTGTTTATGTTACCGATATCTGTTTTTAAACCAACAAAGAAAGCAGCATTTAATCTAATATCAAAATTAAGTATATCACTGTTTTCACCGGTATAGATGTAATTGTATTCTTTTGCTACTGCAGATTGCATAGGACCATATCCTGGACCGCCGGTAGTTGGAAGTTGAATGGTGCTCATATGTACCTTATACGGAACCACTTCATATATGTACGTTCTTGCTAATCTACCACTATGTCTTTGCTGTGTTTTATCGCTATCGAGTAAAACCTTACTTTGTACTCTAAACCAATCAACATATCCGTTTGCGTCCGGCGAGACACTAGTCAATCCTTGACCCCATTTACTGCTTAATATCACATCTTCGATGATTTTAGTTATTTTTGTATTTTGACCATAATTATAAACACGTAGTTCATTATCTAGTGTAACATCACTCCTATAAAACACATCATTTTTGTATTGATCACTTTCAAACGGCATAGGTGTTTTACCTGGTTCTTGAAATCCATCTATAATTTTAGCTGCACCAAAATCATTTAAGCCTATTGACTCTGCAACTGAAAAATCATCGCCTTGTTCTCTAATAAAATTGTCTACATAATTTTTAATCGAAGGATCAACTGTATTTTGACCTACACCACTGTCTAGAACTCCTGTTTTAAAACCTGTAATTACTGCACCAGGTACTCCTGCATCATCAATATTTAAATTTTGTTGTGCAGCATCTATTTGTGTTGCTTGTAATGTGCCTAAATTGTTAGATGATGTAATACTTTGAGGAAATATAATAGCAACACTATCAGCTTCTACTTCTTTTCCTTCTGCTACCTGTCGAGCTAGATTAGCATTAAGAACAGTGCTTAAACTATATGGCCCATCTTGTAATACTTCAGCAACAGTTCTGCCAGTGATTTGGATATCTGCATTGGTTCTTTCGATTTGATCAAAAAATGCAGTTTCATTCCAAGGTATAGCTTCAACTGAATATTGACTTCCGCTTTGACTAACATCAAACTGCATATCTGTAAGTTGGATTGGGAAGTGTCTAGTTAAGTTATCTTGTATAGCAATAGGATTTCCATCATCATCATACCCAATAAATTCTATTGTAAGCAAATAAGGAGTATCTAAATAGTTTACATATTCGTTTCCGTATGCTTCTTTAGCAGCAATAGCAAGTGTTTGTAAAAACAATCCCATACTGTATGGTTCAATTACATCAAAACTTATTGCAGTAGCGTTAGAACTTCTTGTTTTACTATTATTTGTGACTAAACTTTCAATGTTTACATTATCAATAAAATATTCAAGTTTAATTCCTAGTCTATCTTCATAGTACGTTGTTGTTTTATTTGTTGCTCCACCGCCCGATCTTAAAAGTACGTGATTAGGTTCTCTAACTTTGTAAGTTGTATTAGGAGAATTTACTTCTCCAGCTGTCAAAACAGACAAAGTAAAGATAGTGTTAAATGTACTGAACTGATGCAGAGGGTTGAGTAACGACATTAGATTCCTAATACCCTTTTAATATTTGAACTCTTAGGCAAAAATATTTCAGTTCCTGCCTTAAAATCATTGATAGGATCTTCTATTATATCCATATTTCTCTGTGTGAACACCCACCAGAGCTTGCTATTTCCATATAAATCATAAGCTAACAGGTCAGGACGGTTTTCGTATTGTGGTTCGATAGTATAAACTAAATCATCATCCTGTGCCGGAACAGGTCGAATGCTAAAATAGCCTAATGTTCCGTCTTTTGCAGTAGGAGTTATAGCATAAGGACTTGCATTACTGTATTCTGCCATTATAAATATCCTTGATCAATTAAATTGCCATTAACAAAATCATCTAAACTAAATTGATTTACTTTGTTTCTGCTGTATGCAACTTTGAACACACATGTAATTGTGCTTAGTGTAGGAACCATTCCGTTGTTACTTAAACCAAAACCGTCAATGTCTGCTCCAGTTGCAAATTCACTACGTATATAATCAACATCTGCAGGAAGATCAACAGTAAATGATGTACAAAGCACTGGAATATTTTTTAATACATAATCACCATAACCATTTAATCTTAACAACGGCGGTGGAGCACCTTTGTTGCTGGTTTGACCGTAAGACATTTTGGTTACACTGCGTAAAAAATGAACTGCTGCTATCCAATATTTTCCATCATTTGCATTTTGCACAGGAAACTGGCCTGCAATTTGTATATCTTCAACTCTACTGCTTTCGTATTGCGGAAAAACATAATTATTGTGTACATGAGACAGTTCATTATAATTAGCAGATTGGCTAAGTAATACTGTAGGCACAGTTGGCCATACTAAGGAGTTGTTTGTATCTCTTAAAGGAGAAAGAATAGGACTACTTGCAAATGCACCAGATGACGGAACTGAGACTCGTACTCTCCAATCATCTGTGTAATCATTTGTATAGGAAAAACTTGCCTGTGCAGCATTAGCACTTTGAGGTTCTGCACCAGGTGATATGTTTCTTGCCCTAAAACTAGACATTAGGTTATTCACATTTCCTAAAAAGTCTGCTATAGGTGTATTATTATTTGGTTGGTTGCCTGCAAACGAAGAAGGCGAACTTACTCTTGTAGTCATGGTATTCTCCTATATTGTATTTAGTTGACAAAATAAAGTGCGTGTATTATAATAAAGTTAAGATTAGGAAAAATATATGAAAAGAGTAAACTATTTAAACAACAAAGACATGTTAGCTGAGATACATAAGTCAAAAGCAACATTTTGCAGCTATGTAAGTCCCGAATATGCAAATTATGATATAATTTTACCAAGTGTTGACAAAATAAACATACGCACAATTGCAGAAGCCAAAAGAAATAAAGCCAAATTAATGAGTCAACGTGAATACGAACAACAAAAAGCTATTAACAAAAAGACAAAGATGGCAGATTGCGAAGTTGATTACAAAACAATTAAAAAACAAGAACTAATTTTTAGAATTATGACATTTGATCATATTCCAGAAGAGCCTGGTAGAAAGAAAAACCCTAAAACTATAGCAGATACTAAAACAAAACTAAACTTTCCTCCTTTTCAACACTATAAGTTTGATGACGAAGACAATTTAATATGTGTAGGTAAAAGTCATTGGACAGGTGGCATGGAAAATGGACATTTTGACAAAACACACGGTATGGCTACAAACAAATTAGCAATGATGTGGTTAAAACTAGTTGATAGATATGCAACTAGAGGCAATGTTCGTGGTTATACTTACAACGACGAAATGAAAGGCCAGGCTATTTTACAACTTTCACAAATAGGACTACAATTTGATGAATCTAAATCCAACAATCCTTTTGCTTATTATACCGCTGCTGTTACTAATAGCTTTGTGCGTGTCATTAATTTAGAAAAACGCAATCAAAACATACGTGATGACATACTTGAAATGAATGATATGAATCCAAGTCATACAAGATTGCACTCCGGAGAATGGGAAGCAGCACTAAGACGTGAAAAAAATAACGGTTGACTTAGTTTAATCGTTATCATACAATTAACGTGCAATTGTAAGGATAATTATTTTGTTTAAAAAAGCAGCAGTGTTTACTGACATACATTTGGGTATGAAGGGTAACTCACGAATACACAATCAAGATTGTGAAGACTATATCGATTGGTATATTGAACAAGCAAAAGCAAATAACTGCGAAACAGGTATCTTTTGCGGTGACTGGCACCATAATAGGAACAGTTTAAACCTTACAACTATGGATACAACCATTAGGTTGTTGGAAAAACTAGGTAATGCCTTTGAACAGTTCTATATGTTTGCCGGTAATCACGACTTATACTACAAAGACAAGCGTGATGTGAAGTCAACTGAGTTTGCAAAGCACATTCCTGGTATCACAGTAGTAGATAGTATTCAAGTTATAGAAGATGTAGCACTGGTTCCTTGGTTGGTAGGTGATGAATGGCGCCGAATTGAGAAGTTACAAGCCAAATACTTGTTTGGACACTTCGAACTACCATCGTTTTACATGAATGCTATGGTGCAGATGCCAGATCACGGTGAACTAAAGTCGGAACACTTCAAGAACCAAGAGTATGTGTTCTCAGGACACTTCCACAAGCGTCAGAAACAGGGCAAGATCCATTACATTGGTAATGCTTTCCCACACAACTATGCTGATGCGTGGGATGATGACCGTGGTATGATGATATTAGACCGTGAGAACAATGCAGAACCGGAATATGTCAACTGGTCAGAGTGTCCTAAGTACCGTACAGTCAAGTTATCACAGTTGATTGATGAGAAAGATACATTTATAAAAAGTAAAATGTACTTGCGTGTTAACCTAGATATTGATATTAGCTATGAAGAGGCAAGTTTCATCAAGGAAACTTTTATGGATCAATATAATTGTAGAGAAATAACACTTATACCTCAAAAACATCTAGAAGAAATTACTACAGACTTGGATATTGAACAATTTGAAAGCGTAGATCAGATTGTTAGCAACGAGATACTTGCAATCGATAGTGACAACTTCAACAAATCGTTACTATTAGACATATATAATGGATTAGAATGATAAAAGTAAAAGACTTAACAGTTAAAAACTTTATGAGTGTGGGTAATGTTACCCAAGCTGTAGATTTTAACGAAGAACAACTAACACTAGTACTTGGTGAAAACCTTGATCAAGGTGGAGACGACACTGGATCACGAAACGGTACAGGTAAAACAACCATAATCAACGCACTGTCTTACGCATTGTACGGTCAAGCACTAACAAACATCAAGCGTAACAACTTGATTAACAAGACCAACAGCAAAGGCATGTTAGTTACTCTAAACTTTGAGAAAAACGGTAACAAATATCGTATTGAACGTGGCCGATCTCCAAATGTTCTTAAGTTTTACATAAATGACCATGAACAAAAAGAAGATATAGACGAATCACAAGGTGATAGTCGTAAAACACAAGAGTCAATTGGTGAATTGTTAGGTATGAGTCATGATATGTTCAAACATATACTTGCATTGAACACTTATACAGAGCCTTTCTTGAGTATGAGAGCAAATGATCAACGTGCAATCATTGAACAGTTACTTGGCATTACTATCCTTACCGAAAAAGCAGACTTGCTGAAAGAAAAAGTTAAACAAACCAAAGATGCTATAACACAAGAGACTATGAGAATCAATGCAATCGAAACAAGTAACAAGAAAATCGAACAAAGCATACAAACTCTTGTAGGAAGACAACGTGCATGGGAAGCAAAACGCAAAGAAGATGTAAAAAAACTGCAATCTGCTATAGAAGAACTAGAAAAACTAGACATTGATGCAGAATTAGAAGCACACGACCAACTTACTAACTGGACAGAGCTGAATAATCGCATAACTAGTTTGAATAAAGAAAAAGCAACACTTGAAACAGCATTAATGCGAGCAACCAAAGGTGTTGACAAAGCAGAAAAGGATATCAAAGAACTTGACGATGCTATTTGTTACACTTGCGGTCAAACGCTTCATGCGGACAAGAAAGCGGAAATCGAAACACGCAAGCAAAAAGAATTAAATGATGCTATCACGTATCAATCTGAAGTAGCTAATAAACTAGAAGCTACTATGAGTTTGTTAACCGAGATAGGAGACATTAACGGACGCCCAAATACATTTTATGAAAGTGCAAAAGAGGCATACGAACATCGAAACAACGTAGATAACTTGCGTAATACTTTGCTAAGTAAACAGCAAGAAGAAGATCCGTATCAAACACAAATCGACGACTTGAATAATACAGCAATTCAAGAAGTTGTTTGGGATACAATAAATGATTTAAACAGTTTGAAGGACCATCAAGAGTTTCTATTAAAACTTTTGACAAACAAAGACTCGTTCATCCGCAAAAAGATCATTGATCAAAACTTGGCGTACTTGAACAATAGGCTCACACATTATTTAGACCGACTAGGCTTACCACATCAAGTAAAATTCCAAAACGATTTGTCAGTTGAGATTACACAACTAGGACAAGACTTGGACTTTGATAACTTATCTCGAGGCGAACGCAATAGGCTAATACTAGGAATGAGTTTTGCATTCCGTGATGTATGGGAATCATTGTACCAAGGTATTAATTTAATGTTTATCGACGAGCTAATTGACTCGGGTATGGACACTGCTGGTGTTGAAAATGCGTTACATGTACTTAAAAAAATGGGTCGTGAACGTAATAAAAATGTTTTCCTTATTTCACACAAGGATGAACTGGTTGGTAGAGTTAATCATGTTTTAAAAGTTGTAAAAGAAAATGGCTTTACTTCATATGAAAACGATGTTGAAATAATTGAATGAGCGACGACACACACGACCAGTTGGTAAAAGTATACTTGGAATATTTTGAAGCAAACGAAAAGTTTGAAAGACGTCCTAGTGATAGAACAAAAAGAGCAGCAAGAAGGCATTTAAGAACACTAATATATCTAGCAAAACAAAGACAAGATGAAATTCAGGCAACTTACAACGAAGTATTACAAGGCTACAGACAAGATCAAAAATGGCAAAAAGACAAATAACCAACGATACATAATGTATGAGTTGGACATATAAAGGCAAACCTGTTGAAACTATTGCAGATGAATACGAAGGCTTTGTATATCTAATTACAAATTTAAAAACACAACAAAAATACGTAGGCAAGAAGTTAGCAAAATTTAAAACAACCAAGCCACCATTAAAAGGCAAAAAGAACAAACGTCGAGGCTATAAAGAAAGCGATTGGCGTGAATACTGGGGAAGTTCAGATAAACTGAACGAAGATGTAAAAAACTTAGGCGAAAAAAATTTCTCTCGTGAAATACTTTACTTCTGCAAAAGTAGAGCGGAGATGTCTTACATCGAAGCACGAGAACAATTTGACAGGCGTGTATTAGAAACAGACGAATACTACAATGGTATCATCAATGTAAGAGTTGGTGGTTCAAATAAATTACGCCAGGCACTACTAGAACACAAATAGGCTATATATTGAGCTCTAAATAAACTCCAAGATCCAGCCGAGGTAATGCTCGTGGCCGGTGGTGTGGAATGCTCACGTGAAGAAGTATACGATAGGCTTTAAAGGATAGTGGCTCTGAGAAAAAGCAACCACATGGTAAGTGTTTTCGCTTGTTAGGGAATAACTGCCTTCCGTTGATATGACGAAGCTAGAGTAGGGGGATACAGGTCAACCGCCTCCGACAACGCAAGTTGAATCTCTTTTAACAAGATGGCTGAAGCGACTCGAATAATGCTCAAAAGCTACCTTCGCCCGGCAACGGGCGAATTATGACTTCACAATCTGAATAATACTAAAAGCATATGCATTCGCATATGCCTTAACTAATACTATAATCACAAACAAATAGTTCGTGTTGAGTGTAACGAAAACACAGATGAACGTTAGTTCATCTACTAATAACTAAATACATTATACAGCTGGAACACTTGTGAATGAAATTATTTGATATAACTAATCGAAAAACAATTTTATCTGAAGAAGAAATCGCATCAAGAATACCTGGTGCTGCATCATTGAGACGTATTGGCAATGGATATATGTTCATTGCTGGTAATGACGTCTTTAGATTCCGTGTTGGACGAGATGGAATTGACAGCATAGGTGAAGCTAGACGTATGGCTGAAGATTTAAAAGATCGTTGGAGTTTAAGAGGACAACGACCTGCATTGAGAGAACAGTATGCTTCTGCTAGGATAAATCCAAGAAACTTACCTGGTAATACAAAACAACGTGTTAGACAAATAAGTGCAATTAATAGACAAGCATTTCCAAGAACTTCGGCTTTGATGTCTGGAAGATTCGGACGTGTGTTTTTAAGAATGCTTAGTGCGTTTATGGTTGAAGAAATCTTACGTAATAGTATTTTAATCACTATGGCAAACATTGAAGCTGAATTTATGGAAGGCGAAATTACTGAAGCTGAATACATAGATAAAGTTGAAGTTGCTTGGGGTATGTATGCAATACAAATTGCAGGTATAATGATTGTTTTTTTACGTGTAGGAAAAAATGTAACCTCTATGGTTAGAGCTATAAGAACAATTGTTAGAACTGGGCAGCTTGCAGTAGGAAGCTCTGGTGTTGGAACAATTCCGGCTATTATTAGTGCATTAGTATCAGAAGCAGGATTTCAGTTAGCGATTTATGCATTAACCAATCCTACTACGCAAAAAGCGTTAGTTGATTGGATTGTTGAGTGGGGTCAAGAAAGTCTCATAGGAGCAATGCTACAAGGTAGTGTAGAACTAGCTGGTACAGGTTTACAAGGTGCAGCATCAATTTTAAATAATATCACTGGTGGTATCATTGGTAGTGATGATTTTTTTGCTGCTAGTGGCGCTGCTGAAGCAAGCGGATTTGTAGATCCTGGAGCAAGAGAGATACCAGGAGTAAATGGTAGTGCATATGCTACAAGTCAATGGGCAAGGCTAGTGTTCCAAGATTTGATCTTTCCTCCAGGTACAAGTTTAGAAAGTCGTAAGGTTCCATATTATACTCGTTCACGCAGAGAAATAATGATGGCAGAAGACTTCGGCCCTTTAGCAGCAGCGGCTCCGGAAGATCCTGATGCAACAGATCCTAGAGGACCTGATCAAATTCCGCCAGCACCTGGACCAAGTGTAAACAGTGGAGCGCCAGGTTTTAGACCAGGACAATAGTTAAACCCAAGCTAGTTTAGTATTTTTACTTGTATCGATGTTATCTTTAATGATGTTGTTGAATATTTCTATATCTCCAACATCTGTATCAGTAAGTAAGTCATGTATGTTAGCACTACCTCTCATATACCAGCCAATACGATACCAGTTGTCTTTAATTTGTTTTATTTCATTTTCCATATCATCGGCTAGTGAGTAGACTTCGGTGTCGGTTAGGCTCACTAGCCTTTCCCGAAAAAATCCGATGTATCCAATGTAACCTGCATTTCATCTTCTTTATTACAATTGGTACATTGCACGGTATGGGTTGGTGCTGACCAAGTTTTAAAGTTTTTCTCTATTGCATTTTTTACTTCTGCAATATATTTGTTATCATTGTTTTCAAAAAAGTCTGCAATTTCATTTTTATCTTTTTCAACTTCGCCTTCAACTTCAATGCCTACCATTGTTGCGTAAATTGAATCTAACTGAGTACGTGCAAGTTCAACATACAGAGGTTCCATTGCTTTTCCTTTTTCTTCTTCTGACAAATCTTTGTTTGTTATAATAGTGTTCAAAGAACGTCTAATACCTAAAAGTCTTTTTTGATTGTTTGTAAATTCTCTATAGTTCAACGGACGTAAATGGAAAATAAAATCGTCAACTGGTAGTCTGTTTACAAATGATTTTGTGCTGTATGAATCTAAATACGAACTTAATGGTATTTCATATTGATTTTCTGTGCCGCAATCACCACAAACTTTATTCACAGTCATTGATCCACCATAACTTGCAATTCTAATACCTACAAGAACAGTATCAATATCAATTGTAGGTATACTCCACGGGTCTTGAATACCAGGTACACAACTTTTAATTGTTGCAACAGTGGCTTCTCCGTTAATTAATGCATCAGGAGTTTTGAATGCTATTTCATCATTTGGTGTCATACTAAAAACAGAAATATCGCTATACTGTCCGTCAAGTAAAGCACCCGGAGGATAGTATTCGCCTCTACTAGGCAAATCTATTTGCAACTTTGGTTGCCTCCTGTATTTTCTAAGTATGCTTTGATTATTCATGTTAGTACTCCTGTCAGGTAAATATACTATAGCATATTTATTGTACAATTATCTAGGAGTATTACGATTTGGCTGAAGAAACCGGCGGCGCATTAAATTTTTTAACAGAAAATTTTAAAAGAGCAGGTAGTGACATAGCAAGTGCCGGTTTAGGCATTGCTGGTAACCTTCTTAGTGGTTCACAAAGTTTAAGTGCATACTCAGACGCTTTAAATTCAAACACAAAAATATTAGGAACAGCCAGTAAAGCTATTGCAGGCCTGGTAAACTTTGCTGAAGGTAGTCTTAAAGAGTATCAACAGCTAACAAACATAGGTGCAACTTTTGGTGCTAGTGTTGTTGATATAAAACAAAGTGCAGCAGAAATGGGTCTCGAAGTTAAAGAAATGACTGAGTTTTTTATGAAAAATCAAAATGCTTTAAGAGTATTAGGCGGCACTACTGAAGATGCTACACAAAGTTTTGTACAAATGAGTAAAGACTTTTTAGACAGTGATTTTGGTACAAACTTACGTATGCTAGGTTATGATGTACAAGATATAAACGAATCATTGGCTACATTTGCAGATTTACAAACAGTTGAAGGTATGCGTAGGATGCGTACTGATGGAACATTAAATTCAAATGCAGCGCAGTTTGCAACCACATTAGATGAATTAAGCAAACTCACAGGTAAGCAAAGAGATCAAATTGCTGAAGAAATGAGACAAAGACGCCGTAATGGCCAAGTTCAAGCATTGCTATCAACACTCAGTGAAGATTCGGCAATGGCATTGCAAGAAGGATTGCAAACAGCAGGTGAATTAGGACCAGGTTTTGAAACACTTATTCAGGACTTGGTAGCCTTTGGTGCACCAGTAAGTGATGCAAGTAAAGAGATTGCAAAAGCACTTCCAAGTGTAATTGATGAATATGAAGCATATGCACAAGCAATAAGAAATGGAGCAAGTGCAGAAGAAGCACAAGGACTATTAGATGAAGCTATAGGTGCAAGTGTTGAAGGCATGGAGTCACCTGAATTTGCAAACCTAGCACTACTAGGAAACTTTAGCGATGTAGGTGCGAATGCTGCTGATATGTTAGAAAGCAGTTTTGATTTACGCAGAGGTATTACTAGTGCTGCCGAAGGATCAAATGACTTAGCAGCAGTTATAGGAAGTTTAAGAGATACAATTGCAGATCAACAACAAGCACAAATAGGCGCAGGTGGTATTATTAGACAAACTGTTGATATGCAAGAAGCATTACGTGAAACAGTAATGTATGTGCAACAAACTGCTTTACCTGCACTTGTAGGTGCAGCAGAAACAGCACTGACAAAAGTAACCGAAGCAATGGGCGATGATGCAGCATTACGTAGACAAGTTGAAGAAGCAATTAGTAAAGTGCTTAATCCTGCTGCTGATGCAATTGATAGATTAAACGAAGGATTTTCATTTACGCCAAACACTGTAGACATGGATGCAGAAGAAGTAATTTTAGGCGAAGGAACAGCAGCTGATTTAGCAAATCAATTAGAAATGGATATTGATAATGTTTTAAATGAAAATGAAATTTCTACAAGAACAGATATTGAAGAACATGTTAACACTGCAAGATCAGAATTAGCTGATGCACAACAAGAGTTAGCAAGATTACACGAACAACAAGGTCAAATGACAGCAGACGGCTTTACTGCTCAAGATGCAGCAAGTAGATACATTTCTGAACAAATTGCAAATGCAGAAGCTAAAGTTGAAGCAACTAAAAGAGTAGTTGAAAGTTTAACACATATGCAAAGAGTTCCTGGTAGTATTAGAGGATTTGATAGTGGCGGCAGAATTCCTTTAGGTGAAATGGGATTAGTTGGAGAGTTTGGACCTGAGATTATAAGTGGTGGTGCATCGATTACAGGTCGTATGAAAACTTTCGATGTAATGAATAAAATTGCAGAAAGAATGAATAGTGTTGCTACTTTGCAAGAAAATCAGGTTGACAATTCTAATGCGATAAGTAATAATAACAATAGTGAACTCGGTAATATGATTAAAAATTTAAATGATGCTATAAGAGATTTAAACGTAGGAATATACAATGTAGCAAGCATTAACGAACAACAACTACAAACAGAACTTAAAAATTTACGTGCTACAAAAGGCTTAAATGGAAATATATTGAAAGGGGTTGCTAGATGAGTTGGAAAAAACATTTTAAACCAGTACAAACTGGTAACAATCCTTCAGGAAGCTACAGTCCTTTCAGTTTTAAACAAGGACAAGGTTCTGGTGTAGGTCCTGCGGCTGCTAATTATAGTTCACATTTGCCCGATGTTTATGTTGGTTCTCCTAATCGTATTGAACGTTATAATCAATACAATACAATGGATAGTGACAGCGAAGTAAATGCTGCACTTGACATTCTTGCAGAATTTTGCACACAGACATCAAAAGAAAATGACACCCACTTTAGTTTTAATTTCAATAAAGAAGCTACAAATGTTGAAGTTCAAATTCTTGGACAGTATTTAAAACAATGGTGCAAACTTAATAAATTTGAAACAAGAATGTTTCGCATTATGCGTAATGCATTTAAATATGGTGACCAGTTCTTTATTAGAGACCCAGAAACACAAAAATGGTTTCATGTAGACCCTAGTCAAGTTACTAAAATTATTGTAAACGAAAGTGAAGGCAAGCGTCCTGAACAATATGTTGTAAAGAATTTAAATTTTAGTTTTGAAAATCTAGAGGCAACACCTCTTAATACACAAAACAGCTATGGTCCTGGTGGTACACAAGGATATCAACAGGTAACAAATCAATTTGGCACAGGCGGCAATAGTACACCTGCAACAGGAGCAAGCAGATTTGAGCAGGGCGAAAAAGAAACTTTTGTAGATGCTAATCACGTTGTTCATTTGTCAATGAGCGAAGGACTAGATCAAAACTTTCCTTTTGGCAACAGTCTGCTAGAAAGTATTTTTAAAGTTTACAAGCAGAAAGAACTGCTTGAGGATGCGATTATTATCTATCGTGTCCAACGTGCGCCAGAGCGCAGAGTATTCTACGTTGATGTGGGCAACAT